CATCTGTCGCTCCTATTGCAAAATCTGTTATATCCAATGTTATATCTAATTCAAAATCCTGATTGTAAATCTTTACATATTCATCATCAACCATTATAACATTATTTCTACTATCCTTAATTGATTTCCCATATCCACCGCTATCATTTTTTACTGTTTTCAATGGATTATAAACTCTTGCAGATGTTCCTGCATTACTGTTAAAAGGATACCTATGTGCCTCAACGGTTATTGTCGGTGCTTGCGGCTGATTTTTCCCTAAATAATATCCATCAAAAACAACATAACATAATCCCTTATATGGTACAGGATTTACTACATTAGATTGTATTGTCGGGTCTGTTGTTTGATCTGTTGCTCCTGCATATATTGTTACCGTGCTTAATCCTTCTTGATAAATCAGTTTATCATTCCCCCACATTCTTGTTATATATGATTCTCCCTGACATACTCCAAGAGCACTATTCATATAATATTTATATCCGACTACTTGACTGCCTCCTGAACCTCCCTTTCCTGAACGGATTGATTTTGTTTCTAATTTTCCCTTCCATACATAATTACCACCTATTTTCATTGTTCCATAAAGCAATGGTATAGGGATTCCCTTTTGTGCTGTATTCAATCCTAAATTCGTATATTTATCTGGTTTTGGTAATTGAGGTGGAAATAAAAAATTTCCTATTGCCATACCCATCATAAAACCCCATGAACCTAATGGAGTAGTGGCAAGGAGTATTCCTAATCCTAATCCAACTGCCGAACCTTGACTTATTGCAGGTTGTCCCATATCGCTTTCACTCTATACACTGAACAAATATTTAATTTAAAATTCTTTAATCTCTGCTTCTTTACACCCAATCCAGAAACTGCGTGAATTATACAATCATCATCAACAAGTAAAGCGATATGACTTTCAATATTATTGTAATAAAAACTAATCACATCTGCTTTTTGTCTTTCATCAAAAGGAATTATATATCCAAATTTTAAAAACTCTTTTTTAAAAGCATCCTTATCTATGTTTTCAATCTTCCCTCTATGCCAATCCTTGTAAAAATAAGGTAATACATAATTTTCTGGCATTGCATTTGCTTCTTTTAATATCTCCGAAATTATATTACCGCAATCAATCCCTTTATCCTTGCAACAAGCACCTTGAATATATGGAGTATTTAACCATGTATGCGCTATCTCAATAATCAAATCCTGTAATGTTATTATTTCTGTCATAATATAGCTTCTTCAGGAGAGGGTATATCTTGAAATCCACCATAATTCAATTGATTGCTGTAATTATCTTTACAATCATCATATGTCTTTTTGCAATGCGGTATCATTTCATATGTGTCTCCAATCTGAATTGCAGAAGGAAAATAAACTAACACTTCAATCACTCCCGTAGTATATGCCTTTATAAGTCTCTTTTCTCCATTGTTATTTCCTGATGTCATTGTAATTCTGCCTAATTCAAAATAATCATCTGTCTCTGTTCTTCCACTATCATTTATAATTGTTATGCTTGAACCTGCCTCTGCTGTTCCTGTAACTTTTAAAACTGTTTTTGATAAACCACATAAAGCATCATACATTGTATGATCGCATCCCTCTGTATATACTCTTTTCGGTATTGTCTTTTTGAAATCATTTAATTCATTCTTAACTGTAATTTCAATTGTTGAATTATTATAATTTACTTCCCCAACTTCTCCTATAAATCTTAACCCATAATTCGTATGATTCGTTCTATCAACCCATCCAATTTGTATCTCCGCATTATCCAAAACTCTATAAAATAATTTTTCAACATTAACATAATCACTATGTCTCGGTAATATTATCGCAACTTCACCAACTGATAAATCAGTATTCTTTTCTGAAGGGTCTGATATTATAGGAATCGACTCATATGTATTGCTATCAACACTCCAAACAAAATCACTTTCAAAAGAAGTAAAATATGAAATCGTACCATCAATATACGTTACTTTAAATAACTTTGCTAATTGTATTTGTTTTCCTGATAATGTTGTCTGTAAAGTCATGGTACAATTATCTCCCTCATTCTCAATCCTTGCAACATTAAATTATTATAATTTAAATGCGTATATCCTTGTTCATCATCAACAAAACTCATTCTTCTTTTAAAATAAAATTCCGCTTCAATATCATGTGCCAATGTCGGAGCAACTACAAAAGTAACAATTCCTGATTCCGTATAATCAATAGAATAATTCACTGTTTTTGTTTGCAATACATTATTAACCCAAATTCTTGCATCAATAGGTGTTTCATTTATATCCCATCTTTCAAATCCTTCCGCATCTATCAATTGGAATGTTTTTAATGCTCCCGTTCCTGTTCCTATTGATACCCTTGATACAAAATTATAATCAGAATCTTCAAACAAAAAATCATCATAAGAACCTTTCCTTGCATTAAAGAAATCAATTATATCCAAGGCTTGTGTTTTTGTTAATGCAGAAAAGTTTAAATTGTATTCCCTTCTATCATGTTCCGTGTTATTAAATACTTGTCTATTCCCTGCATAAGATTCTACCTGTGTATTCTTAAAAAATGTAACTGGTTCAAAAGGAAATTGTGTAAAATTAATTATCACATCATTTATTACTAAATCGGACATCTTAAAATCCCTTCTTTCTATTTAACAAACCTTTTTGTATTACTGCTCCTACCGCATTCATGTTTTTGCTCAATACTCTAAATGTATCCTTGCTATCCAAAGAACTAATATACATATTTACAATAGCGCCTTGTCCTTGTCCCATACCTCTGCCACTTAATAATTTCAAAAGATTTGTTTGTTGACTTCTATTTAATATCATCTCTCCCGGTGATACCATTACAGGCATAGTATCAATGCCCCGTGGATAACCTCTCTGCGCTCTTGGTATCCCACCTAATTTAAACCGTTCCATTGCTTCACCTAAAACATCAGTAACTCCTGTAATTGTTTCTCCACCACCGAATCCACTAAACAATTTCATTGTTGCCATTTGTGCTAATCTTTGTGCAATCATCCTTCCTATATCTCTCATAAATTGATTTATATAATCCAATAATCCTTTAAACTCTCCAAACATCATATCAAAAAACAAATTTTCAAAAGCACTTGTCATTGTACTTGCTGTTGTCTCTGCTACATCTGCCATACCCTTAAATGTATCTTTAAATTCTTCAATAAAACCATCATACATTTCTGTTAATGTTAATATTTTTTTCTCACCAAGGTCAAATCCACTTAATGCCTTTTCCCATGTATCAGTTAAACTTTCTAAATTCTCATCTGTTTTATTTAATAATTTATTGTATTCCTTTTGTGCTTCATTATTGTTTTTATTTAATTCAAATCCATCTTTTAAAAGCGCCATAAATTTACTATAACTTGCAACCTGTTTCATTATGCCTTCTTCTTGATTTAATAATTCCTTTCGTTGCTCTTTTAATTTTTCTATTGTATCTTTTATTTTATTGGTAATTTTTGCATTTCCATCTCCCCATAATTTTACATAATTTTCTATACCTTCTTCATAAGCAATTATTTCCTGTGCATTTTTTGTTAATTGATCCGATATGCTTCTTAATGCTTTATTGGCTTTATTGGCTTCTGATTCTATGCTCTCTCCAATGCCAAACATCTCAAGAACTTTTATAATCTCCATAAATGTTTCAACAAATTTTTTGAATCCTATTCCTAATGTAGTAATCATATTTAGTATTGTTTCAGCTATAACTGGTAATCCTGATATAAATGCTTTTAATGTTTTCGCCCAGTTTCGAATATTTCTAATCCAATCCTCTATTAATTCTTGTAATGCTCCTGTTTTAAGCATTTCCATAAGTTTTAATCTAAAACTTTTTACAACATCACCTGCTATTGTTCCTATTCTTTTAAATAAATTTATTATTTCATTGCTTCTCAATAAATCAAGAAAGAATGACATTGTTTTTACTACCTCATCAAACAATCCTGATTCTGCAATCATAATTTTTATATTTGTTACTGCATCAGAAATCATTGAACGAATACCAATAAATGTTGTAGCAAGTTTCGTTGCCATTCCTGCTACACCATATTTCGGATCAGTTAACATTTTAACCAATGCAATTCTAAATTCATCAACTGATAATTTAGTGGAATCCAAACCCATCTTTGTTTGCATTATACCTCTAAGCATAGCACCCGGGCCACGTGCCAAGAATGTACCCATCTGCCATGCACGACCAATTACATTGGCTACCGTCTGCATACTCGCACCTGTTAGCGCTGTTGCATCTGCAAGCCCGATCATTGTTACTCTTATATCTTCTCCAACTACACCCCATGCTTTTAATTGCTTTGCCGCACTTGCTATTTCATCAATTGTAAAAGGTAATCTTCTCGCAACATCCCATAAATCTTCAAATGTCTTTTTACCTTTTTCTGCACTTCCCATCAATACACCAAATTGCAATATCAATGCTTCAAACTGTGCTTTTGTTTGTACTGCCCCTTTTAATAAATCAACTGTCGCCCTTACAAGTTTTTTCATAGCTATAATAGCACCTGCCTTTATTGCTACGGCAAATGCCAACACTGCACCTTTTAAAACATTAAAACCTTGCTTCAATGCTTTAATAGATTGACTACTGGTTTTTTCTAAATCTTTCCAAACAGCTTTTGTAAGATTCTTTGCTCTTAATATTACCCACATTGTTTTTGTATCATCTGCCATTACTTTTTATTCCTATTATCTTTTTCCGTTTTCTTTTTCATAAATTCATTTCTTAAATATCCTACATATTTTAATCTACTCAAAATATGAGCAGGTTGGTTATATGTTCCTCCTGAATATGGTAAATGCCCTTTTTCAAAATATCCGAATAAATCCAAATACATAATTGATTCATTCGTGATAAGTGATACAGGACAGCGATAAAAATTCTCCCCAGTTTTATCATCACTGAATTGAGGATTAGGAGTTGGTTTTTCACAACCTTTTCCTTTTCTAACACCTTCTACTCTTTTAATCTCTTCTGCGGTATTATTTCTCGGTTTACATTCTTCACAATTGATTTCTTCAATAGCACATAATACCGCAACTTTCAGTTTTTTTCTTCTTCCTCCGTCATGTAAACTTTATTCATCGTTTGAGAAAGAAGGTCAAATATATCCAATGGTTTTAACAAATTTATATCAATCTTATCTCCGGATAATACTTGAAATTCACTATCAATCAATATGTTTCTTATTTCCACAACATGATCTTTAAAAAATGTCCTCAACATATTCTTTAATGATTCCCCATCTGGTGATGAAAAAATATCAATAAGTTTACCAATATCTTTTTCCGTATTTATGTCACCAAGATATTTCTGGTATATACTTGCACAACTCAAAAACTCAAATTGATCTAATGGTACAATTTCAAAAGTTGTCTTAGTGTCTCCTGAATCTCTTGACAATGAAATCCTAAATGTTTCCTTTTTTTCTGCACTAATAGCCATAATTTTCTCCCTTTAAAAAAACATGCAACTTAATAGCAACGTAAAGACCATTCATCATCATCTCCACTTGCCGTATAATCAATATTATAAATTCTTAAACCATTCCTGTCACCAGGTGAAATATTCGTTATCTGTATTTCTGGTTCACTCAAATCAAATTTATTTCCTACCGTAGCACCAATTGTCGCAACAATAGCAATCTTTGTTGATTTTTCAAATAAATCCCAAAAATCCTTATCAGATATTGCAACCATTTCAGGGTCAACACTCCCTGTTACGTTTCTATTTGTAATTCGCAATCCCTTTAATCCTTCCGGTGAATTTAAATCTGGTCTTTCAGATATTTCATTCCCCAAATCAAAAGTCAATGTTTCTGCTATACCTGCATAATTATCAATTTTAAAACCTAAACTTTCAACAATCGGAGGTAGTGTATCATTTATAAAAACAGGTTGTAATTGAGAAACATCAGAAGGTTTATTATAAAGACCTGTAAAATTAAATGTTAATATACCAAAATTCCCTGCAACTAAATTACATGATACATTCCCATAGCATCCAGTCATTAAATATTGCTGTCCTGCATAATTAAATTTTAATGCTACACTATCCATTCTTGATTCATCAGATGTTGGATTATAAACTCTACCACTTGTAATATGATCTGTTGCTATCAATGCACAAGCCCTTAAAAGCGGATCAAATTCAATTGGACTTGCTAATGTCGGCGCAATACCTCTCCCTTTTAATTCAACATCAAAAGAACAAGTCATTATTTTCTTGCCTACTCTAATACCAAAATTAGAAATTGAATCCTGATACACTTCACGTTCAAGTAATGTCGGATCAACATTTACATCAAGATTAGCAATCTGTATGGCATTTGCCCCAGTCAATATAGGAGGTGATCCATACGGTGATTCAATCCCTGCCAATAAAACTGTTTTTCTCGTTAACATTTTTATATCTCCTTATTATGATATACTTGCTATTATTTCTCTTTCATACACTACCCACATTACATCACCTGTCCATAATCCTCTCCCTACGGTAGTATCCATTGTTATTTCTCCTAATGACGGCATTTCTGCATCTTCCATTGTTTCACCTAATGTTAAATTTATCATTAGTTTATTTTGTATTTTATTTAATATACTTTGTAAAGTATTGTATGTTATTGTTGGATTTTCTCCTGCACTTATAACACCTCTTGTAACTATTGTATGAGCATGTCGCAATACATTTTTAAAAGATATAATTTCTGTTGTTCTTGAAGCCCTATAAATCTGAAATCCTAAAAATAAATCCTTTGCAGATGTTCTGAATTTATCAATAAAATCTTCTTGATTTACAGGAGCAATTTTTCTTGTATATGTATTCTCTACACTCGTAACTGCATCAACAAGATTTTTAACTGAATCCAAAATTGATAATACATCTAAACTCATATTGCTTTTATTCCTTCATCAATGCAATAATTATAAAATGTTTTTAAATAACTTAAACTATTATCCTTTGCCCTTCTCATTGTTGCTACATATCCTTTTTGCATTTTAGAATTATAAAATACCTGACCTCTTGTATTCATATCGCCTTTTTTCTTATAAGTTTTAGCAATAGCAAAAGCAACTGATAATGCTTCATCACCACTTATTCCTAATGCTTTTTCTACCCACTTTTTTAATTCAGTAGGCGGCGCCATTTCTTTCCATATACCACCGTATTCAATTACAAGAGAATATAACATTCTATTGTATATTTTTATATACATTTCATTATCTGCAAATTTCATTATAGGTGATATTCCAAATCCTTGCATATAATGTCCTAATCCTTTAGCTTCAATTCTTGCTATGTTTATACTTTCAGTTTTTATCTTATTCGCACCACCAACCAAATATTTTGTTAATTGTTTATCTAAAACTTTCGGTGCTCTTTTAGACAATATATCTACTTTGTTTTTAACATCACTCGTATCAATACTTATTTCAATAACCATTAGTCTGTATCATCCTCATGAAAAACTCTATCAACTCCCCACCTTGTTTCGGTATTCCATTGTTGAGTTGCTTGTCCTGCCGCTGTTTCTGCCTTTCTATTCGCTTCTTCAGGATCACCAAATATATGATTGTCATAATTCATTTTGAATTGCTTTGCAATATTCAATCTACTATTACCTGACGCTACCATATTAACAAAATCTAACCCCTGTCCATCTGAAGTAGTATTGTATTCCTTTTGTGCTTCTTTTAAACAAGCAAAATAAGCAGATAAATTTAACACTGCCAATTGATCTGATTGCAATACATCACTTATCGTTGATATAAGTGCCGTGTATGAAACTCTTAATTTCTCTGTTATCTCTGGTGAATCATCTAATAACAATAAGTTTATCGTTCCTATTGGTTGTTTATAAACCTCATAATTCTCTTTTGCAATAATATCCTTTTCAGGTTCAGTATCATCTACTGGATATTCAACTTGTTTAATCTCTGAAAAATTCCATATAAACGTTGCAGGTAAATCATAAATCCCTGTTCCGTTTCCTGTATACTCTTTTATTGTCTCTGTTGGTTTATCTTTATTATACTTTTCAATCGCTTCGTTTATACTCTCTTCTAATGTATCGCTTTCTTGATTGAAATTTATATCTTGATTCTGTAACAATCTCTGTAATTTTTGAATTGCAGTAGTAGTATTCATTCTTTATCTTTCTTTCAAGATATTTTTAACGAGCAGAAACTAACACATTAGAACCTTTACCTGCCGCAATCAATGTTGTGCAATTTATTCTTATCTTATCAAATATTTTATCAACAATATGATAATGAATAACTCCTGATGCCGCATTTACTGTTGTTATTGTTTCGGGTACTGATTCTCCACCCTCAAGACATCCCTCCACTTTTACTGCCGCATCACCTGCAAGAACACCATTAAATAAAAACTGCAATGTAATTCTTTCTGCATTAGGTATTTTAAACCATTCCTTCGCCCCTGTTGTCTGTAATCCTGTTTCACCACACATTATCACACCGTTGCATGGAGCAACCTGACTTGGATTAGTATTTCTGCGTCTTGTCGTCATATAGAAACTCCTTATTTATAGCAAGGCAATGAGGGAGAGTTTTTATACTCTCCCCCATTACTATTTACAAAAAGCAAAGAAAGAAAGCCACTTCAATTAACTTTAAGTAGGAGTTCCCATATAGAATGGTCTGTAATCTTCAATCACACCACCATACTCATGGCGCACTTTGTAAACAATCCTGTCATTCGTAAACATCAAACTTGCCGATTCCTGATTTGCTGTTATCAATGTAGGTGTTTCCCTGCCTAATACAAATCCTATTTCTAAACCATCCCAAATCATCGGATCTGCAACAAGATACCAATTGTTTGCATCCGATCTTAAAAATGGACTTACAAGAATTTCAACTGATTTATAAACTGGATTCACATCATTAAAAGTCTTATAAGTAGTACCCGGTATCAATTCACTATTCAGAATCCTTTTTGCCGTTGAAAGCAAATCTCTCGGAATAACAAGATACTTAGGTGTTATACCTAATTCCTGTTTTGCATCCATGTCCTTGTGATTATACATCTTTACCAATGCCGCATCAAGAGAAGTAAATGTCAACGCATCAGATGTTATATTGTTATGAGCAACCGTGTAAAGAGCCGTGGTATCATAAATTGTTCCATCATTGATTGCCGCAGTAACATAATTCAACATCTTATCAAAAGCAAACTGATTCACTGTTCTTAAAGCCGCACGACTTATATGCTTCACAAGTTTCCCGAACGCTTTCAAATCATCATTCAGAATCGCTCTTCTTGAAATACCTATGTTGTTCCCCTTAGTGATTGCCGCATACTGCGCTCTTTCCTCACTTGGATTTGTGAACTCAACATAAGCCGCATCCTCTGCTACTGTTGCAAGATTCGAAAATTCACCAAAGGCAACTCTATCCTGTGTCTTGAAATTATCAATCGGTACTACTGAAGCTATCTTACGGTACAATGCATCACCAATGTTGTACTCCCTTACCATTCTCTTCGTCTGTGAATTGGCAAGTACTTTAGTGAAATCAGATGTTTTAATAGATTCATGCAATCTGCTATTCCGTGAATTCATATCAACCATGCCATCTATATATTCATCGCCCGTTATATCAATATATGCTCTTTTGATTGAACCGTGCCATCTATCAACACCCTCAACTAACTTACCATCATCATCCCTAACGTCACAAAGAATATCCATTGATGCCTGTATACTATCAAGCTGTTTGTCCCTTACATCAGTAATAACTTTAACTCTTGTCTGCCCACCTGCAGATACTTCTTTGAACTGTGATACTGCTTTTTCCATTGAATCTATTTTCTTTTTCAATTCATCCTCTTCAAAAATCCTGCCTTTGAAATCCTCTGTCAACTGTTCTTTAAACTGTGAAGGAAGTGCCGATTCATCAAGAAGTTTTTTCAAAAGCATTTCACACCGTTCCTGTGTAAGTGCTTCTTTAAGAGCCTTGAGTTCTGCTTCAACAATCTTTTTCATGTCATCATTTGTTTTTGGCTCAACTTTAACAGGTGCTATCTTGGCAGTTTTAGCCTCTTCTCTAATAGCATACTCAATGTCCGTTACCTTTTTAATCACATCACTAACATTTTCCTCTGTCAACTCAATCTTGAAACGAGCATCTTTCTTTGAAGCTTCTGCCAAAATCTTTTTTGCAACTTCCAAATCAGCCTTCTCTACTTCAATACCTTCAACCAAATCACCATAAATCCGAGCAATCATTTCCAATAACAGTCTATACATTTTCTGTTCCTCTCTAAAAATAGACTCTATTAAACTTAAAAATTTACCCCCTGCACTTGGGTATGTTACACAATCTATACTATTTAATGTTTTAACACCTAAAACATTTATTACATTACTTGAACCATCAAATCCTTCCTCAACATCTCCATCTCCATCTATTGATAATCCAAACGGCATTTTTATATTTTTCTTATATGCGGTTTTCAATAAACTCTTTATCTTTTCCGCTCCTTCATCAAGATGCAATTCCGCTATTACCTGATTCCCAATCTTCTTTGCATTTTTAAACCATCCAACAATATTTTCAACAAATCCCTTTACAAATTTCCTTGCCGTTTCTGGTAAATGATTCAACATTGATTCTAACTTAAAAGCATTACATTTTATTGGAGCACCACCCTTGTCTGCTTCATTTATAATCCTAACTATATCATCAAGTGAATTATCTGTGTAAACCGTACTATTATAACTCTTCCCTTTTTCTATTACCGCAACTTTCCAAACAGAACCATCCCCTTCTTGTGCTTCCAATAATACAAAAGGACATTCTGATTCTTTCATTAAAAATTCAAGGTCTGAATGTGAAGCATAATTTATATCTTGTTTCCATTGTGCAATTAACTTCATGTAATCTGATTTTAACTTTTCAGCTAAACCCATACTGTCCATCACTTCCATCACTGCTTGTTTATTAAAACCTGCTTTAACTATTTTGCTTGCATTAGTTTTATCTAATCCATACTGATCTACAAGCAATGCTCTCAATACCTTTTCAACTCCACCTTCAATATCAATCTGTTCTGCTACTCCCATTTTATTTACAATGTATTTATAAAAACTTTCTGATTCCTCTTTTATCTTGCCACCATGATAAAATCTTATTGTTTGTATTTCTGAAGTTTTATTATCACCTGCACCTTTAATCCCAAAAATAACAAGACATCCACCTGCTTCATTAAAATTAAAAGGCGCTTTATCTGCCTTGAAAGAATCATACTGTTTAGGGTCTGTCTGTCTGAAACTGAAATAATTTTCCATCTTTTCAAAATCACTTGTTTTAAAATCATGTTCCTTTAACCATGACATTGCACTATCTTTTGTCCATTTCTTTGTCGCTTCTCCTAATGCTTCGTTCATATGTTTAAACATTTCTATTTGATCAAGTCTTTTTTCCGCTTCTGCTTTTGTTGAATAACACCCCATCCTTTTACCTGCTTCTGAAAATACACACCATTCATTCTTGTTAAGTGTTTTTTTAATCACTTCAAGTAAAGTATCAACATCAACTTCATAATTTAATTGTTCAAATAGAAATCTTAACATTGATTATCCTTTCAGTATCCCTGCTTTTAAATCGTATTTATATTTACCGCCTTCATGCATTGCTATTATAAATTCATCCCCAATAACCTTACATGAAAATATATCACTTTCAAGTAATTCCATATATGTCTGCGGTACTACTGTCGCACCATTTAATTTTTTAACTTTTGTTTTTACTTTTGAATTTCTTATTCTTTCAATAGCCCATTGTTTATCATATACTTCTTCTATCTGGACCCTTTTTTGATTCTTATAAACATTAAATATCTTTTTTAATTCATCAATTGACATATCAATACTGATATTTTCTATTCCCAACTTCTGCATCTCATCAACAAGCCGTTGTCTTAATACTCTTTCTTTCACTTCTCCTTCTGCTTCTTCTAATATACTTTTCATTTCTTTTTCTTTAGATTTGCCATATTCCATTTTTTTATCTCCCTTAAAAAAACTAAACATTTACCATCGTCTTACTTCTAAGATACGATTCATCAGGCATCTTTGCAGAATGAGCGCATCCACAATTACATACTTCACTTGCCGGAGCATTAGGATCATGCGGAAACATTAATGACTGCCCTGTATTCCCATTATAAAATGGTTCAATCATTGGGACAGATACTCCATCCAGTGCAACATGTCCCGGGCGCGGTCTCTGTCCTATACCCCATACTCCATGATGCCATACTTTTTCTGCTTCAGGTATAATTTCCATTACACCTCTCATTTGTAATTCAGTAGCAAAACTTTGCATTTTAGATGTTTCAGTTCTAAATATAGTCCATGCTCTTTCATTTAATGTGCTGAATCCTAACTTCTCTCCACCTAACTGTCCTGCAATTTTATCAACAATAGATGATCTCGTATCCCCAATTGTTATACCCTGCATTATCTCACTAATTATATTTCTCGCTACCTGCTCTGTTACACCAACTATATTTGTACTTGCTATATTCCATGTCGCCCTGATTGCTTCATCCATAAATACAGGAGTGAAAAAAGAAGGTTCCGTAAACATTAAACTCACATCAAGATTATTCTTCATCGGTTCTATTACAATATTTATTCCCGATTTTGCACTATCCCTTAATGAATTAAGCAATGTTGCATTATATTCTATATTGAAATTTTTTAAAAGATTTTCTATTTCTCCTGACATCTTTGTCAATTCTAACTTTAACCATGCTTCCTCACTTATTGAAAATATCTTATATCTAATCCTACGCTGTATATCATCAAGCATTTCTATAACCTTAATACTATAAGCATTCATAGTATTTTTATAATCATTCAATAATTCATACACTTCTTCTGCGTATACTATTTGACGTTCACTGTTTCTACCTGCCATATTATACTGTTTTAGCGTCTACCTTCTGCCCAATTTTTTTACCACTACCAAACTCTATATCTTTTGCCATTTTATCAACGGCAAGGAAATAATCATCAAGCTGTCCTGCATTATCAATTTCATCCTTGCCAGGTACTTTTAATAAACTTTTCAATTCATCATCTACTTTTAATGCTGTTAAATCCATTCCATATTTATTTGATAATTTTACAAATTCCTCTGCCGCATCTGAACCTGCAACCCAATTTTGAGCAACTGCAATAACAAGTGCCTTCGCTGTTTCAAGCATTACTTGTGCTCTTAATTTCCTGTCAACTCCTGCAACTGATGGATAACTAAACTTCACTGCATTAACATATTTTTTTATTTCACTTGATGTTGAATTAGGAAACTTTTTCTCAAACTGATACCGTACAAGTGTTTTCAGCATCTTATCCGTTATACCCTGTTTCCGTTCAAGTCTTTTTTCAATCGGATTGTTCTGCTCTTTAGCTGTTGCCAAATTAGCGTTTCCACCCTGAACAACCCAGTGCTCTGGTATTCCAACTGCAACAAGAATATATCTTGATAATAATCCAACAAACTTATCTATTTCTACTGCTTTAATATCCGGTGTATGCAATTTCATTTCAACATTTTGATTGTGTTTAAATATAACATTTTTTCTTGGATCAGGTACATTGAACTCATCAATCTCTTTTTCTGTTTTGTTTTTTATTAAAACGTCTGCAATAAATTGATACATCAATAATGCTTTTTCAGTTGCTTGAAATAAAAATTGATCCAATAAATCAAGATGCTCTATCATGGTTGTTAATTCTGAATAACCTCTTGTCTGTGTTGGTAATCTGTTTATTTGAAATAAAAATACATCACCTTCATATTTTTTACCTGCTCCAACATTCCTTGCATATTCTGGAACTGCTAATTTTCCACCAACCTCTTGAATAACTCCGTATACTCTTTCATCACCTGCGGCATCAAGTGTTAAAATAACTTGTGATAATCTTTTACTGTTTGTTTTATCCCTCATTATCCTGTCAACTTCTCTCGGATCAACAATACCAAGTTTAACTATATTTGTTGTTTCAACTACAGCAGGTGGATAAATCTGTTCACCAAGAACATATAACTCATTCAACATCCCTTCAAGATACAAATCAAAATCATTATCAAAATCAGTCCAAAAATCCTCCATTACTATTTCTAATTTTTTCTTGTGTTCATCAGCAATGGTATAAGTTAATTTTGCACCAATTACAAAATCAGTAACTAATTCAATTACACGTTTTGCATAAGGGAATGTTTTAAAAGCATCATAACATTGTTTCTGTACTTCCTGATAATTGAGTACAGTTAAATCTGACCTATCCTCCGAATCCTGCCCATATATATTTTTATTCAAATCACCAGTGAATAAATAACTCTCTTGTATCTTCCTGCGTTTCTTTTCTGTTTGTGTTTCTTCTAATTCTTCTCGTATCTTGTTTAATTCAGTTTTAACCTCACTTAGTTTCTTGGAGCTTACTAAACCAAACATATACTTCCTTTATTAAATGCTCTTTCATCCCTATTATTGCATATATACTATAATATGTCAAATTTATTGGCGGTGTAACAACTACAACTGCCATATTTCCATGATATTATAAACCATTAAAAATATGTGTAATATTTAACGTTTTTTTTATAACATAAACCATTGATTTTAAAGGTAGTTATCCAAAATTATTAGCGACTAATAATTTTGACCTTTTTGAGTGCTTTGTTCAGGTCTTATCTTTTGGAATGTTTTATAGTTAATTCCAAGTGTTTTTGCAGAATCCTTCATTTTACCGTTATTTGTTCTTATGGATATATTTGCTATTTCTTCATCAAACATCTCACGCATTAAATAATAAACTGTTCCTGTTTTAAATTCGCTGAAATGCTTTTTTATAACGGAACGAATATCTTTACGGAATTTATTTTTATCTTCTTCTAAGGCCATAATTTCTTTTTACAAGTCCTATTCTTTCATGTGTTATTTTTCTTGAAATAAGTTTTTTACTTTCAACTTCAATATCTCTTTTGCTTTTTTTCTCTGTTTCATCCTTTTTGAAATTACCACCAAATAAAATAGCATCCTGTGTTTTCATCCATGCCAACATACTAAAGGCATCCGTAAATCTAAAGTGATCAATACTTGCCTTGCTCCACTTGTATTCATTCTTGTCATTCTCAAATATCCTCGTTATTGATTCCATACTCTTTAACCAAAATCCATCAAGTATTGATTCATAACCTTTAGGTAAAATATTAAGTTTCATTTTTATATTCTTCATTGATTCATCAAGCATCCATGTCCTGTCAGTTTTTATAACACCTAATTCCTCATTCTCTTCAAATCCAATTAATTTTAAATTTCCTGATTTGCCCTCTAATTCCTCAATCAATATTACATCACATATCCCAAACATATCTTCTCTAAGCTTTTGCATTAAATGTCTCTCTGGTTTTATTCCAACACATAATGTTTTTATATTAAACAATTCAATTTTCTCTTTAACCTCTTCAAGTGAATTTAATCTATAAGCATTTAAAAATAATCTTTTCCTCTTTCCTTCTTTCTTTGCAGATATATCAATCTGTAAATCAAACTTCTCTCCAACATCCAATCCTCCTATCGTGGGTAATCTACTTGAATTTCTCACAACATAATCATATACTAATCTATCCAACATATCTTTTGTTATCTTTGCTCCTGTTCCTGTATATGGTAAACCTAATTTCTTATTATAAAAAATCATTGTTTTATAATCATTACCTTCTGCATCTTTTAACTCTATCCATAATTCAGATATTTTACTATTAAGTTTCATTATCTTTGAAATATGATAACTTGTTCTCTTGAAATTATCCCCTTCCTTAATCCATTTACCTTTTCCTCTATCCTGTAATGTTTTACAATGAGGACACCTGATATATATATCTCTATATAAATTTTCATTCCATTCAGTATCATACAATTCATAAGTAAGATGATTCCCGTCATTGTCTTTATTCTCTTTAACAACTATCTTAAAAAAATCTGCTCCAATCCATTCCTTGCATTCTTTGCATAAAAAATACCATTCCTTTTTTGTGCTCTCTTTCCATAATTCTTCTATGCCTACATTTTCAACTGTTGGATTCCCAACAATCAATTTAATTTTATAATTACTATTCTCTGTTCTTGTATCTGCAAGTTTAACATTCTCCTGATTGCATGAATCAAACTCATCTACAATAATAATATCAGCAGGGAATTCATCAAACTGCGGCTTGCTTCCTGATATAACAAATTTCCAATTCGCTTCTCCTATCTGCCTCAAATATTTATTTCTTCTATCATCTTTTTCCATTACTTTATATTCGGGTACTTTATCAAACAATTCATCTATTCTGCTTTTAACAAAACTATTCTTTGCTTCACCTGTGCTGAATACATGGAATACATTCAATCCTGAATCAACACTTGCTAATCCTTTTATCAATGCAAATTCACTCTTGCCCGTTTGCACACTTGACATAACGATTATTTCTTGGCTCTCATCAAAATACATTTCTTTTAAATATGGCATGTGGTTGAAATGCATTCTCTCTCCACTTGTTGACAGGTGATACTTATCAAAAAACAATATACCTGTATTCACCATATCGGTTATTACAACTTTTCTTAATTCATCCTGATCATTAAAATCCATTGCTTGCCCTTTATTCAAACAGCATATCTTTTCTTTAATAACAATACGTGCCTTTTCTTTTAACTCTGCAATCCTGTTTTCGTATTCTGTTTTTTATCATGAAATTCCGTACCGCTGTAATACTGCACTCGAGTATCACTGCCATTTCTGAATATGTTCTGTTTTTATTTCCTCTCACATCCTGCACTGTCAATCCTTTTACTTTTCTTCCCATATCTATTTGTACCCTTTATTCAAAATCCGCTAATTCTTCATCATCAAAAAACTTTTCCTTTAATGCTTTGTTTATTTCAATGTCAGATTGTGCTATCTTTTCACGTTCTTCTTTTGTCGCTTCTTCTAATTGCTTCCTCCTGCTACCTTCGCCAATCATTGCATTTTGTTGATTCACATTTATCATCGGATTACTTACCTGATCCTCTTCCTTTGTTTTCATCCCCAATGACCTCTTCGTATCATTTATTAAATCAGATAAATCCGCTCTAACATACATATTGCTTGGATCCTTAGTAAGTTTAATTATTAAATTTACAAGTGATTTTGTTACTGCTGTTTTCATTTTTGCTAATTCTTCAATCTGGTCTCTTGCCTCTGCACTTATAACATTA